ATGTGAATACTAATCTTTATGCGGTTCGCAGTATATGTACAAGTATAATGACTGAAGCCCATACAGGTTCTAAGTTTCGCAGCCTATTGGCAAAAATTCGCAAGCACTTTCAATCTTTAGATTTAGTCATACGCACTAAAAGAATAAAGACTCTAGAAGTTAATGAATTTTACATTAACGCATTTTATGACAGCATTGCCGATCACGAAAATGAATGTCCCATAGAAGTAATAGTATATCACAATATTAATCCAGACGAGTTTTTTGAACACACACAAGTTGGACAATTCTTAGTTCAATTATATGACGCAGTAGTGCATGAATTAAAACATCAAGAACAAGGACGAGCCAGAAATTATTTGCCCAATCCATATGTTGTTGACCTTGAGTCCACTGCTAGCTATCTAACTGATCCTGATGAAATCGATGCTTATGCACTTAGCATTGCAATTGAGCTGATTCGTAATTTGGGTAGAACACGTAGCATACAGTATCTACATCGTGCCAGTCGATTGGCCAATGTTCGTCCAAAAGGATTGTATGCAAGCCCAAACTTGTTTGCATACTTTGAAACTTTTGAGCATCTTGAACATCCTGTTATCCGTAAGTTGTTAAAAAAAGTGTTTTTGAACTTAGAAACGGTTGACAAGATGGCTGTTTTCTATTAAAATAGTCATATCGTAACTGCAATAGAAAGCACAAAATGTCTGCTACAATTTCTGTCCAAACGGTCCTTGAACTGGCTTGCTCTGCCCAACGGGTTAACGGCAGCTATATAAAAGAATTGGAATGGCTGTACGATGCTGACGGTAATCCTTTGGCTCGAAAAGATCCAAATAAAACTCTTATCCAGTTGACTATGGGCCTGACGGAGTGGCACGACGAGCCACGTAGGCCACCTGCACTTGAAGTGACCGAAGCTGATAAAACTCAAGCAGCCGAAATTCGACAATATTTTAAGCGCCTGTTGTTCTCTGCGGTTATTGGAGATAACGAGTTTCAAACTACTGTTAACAAACTCCTTAGTTCAGAAACTATGTCTCCAAAAGAAATTGGATACGTGGCTTGCCTTCCTAGCGTTCATGTGAGAGATAAAGTTCGCACTACTATGAAGCGTGGCCTCCGTGAATGTGAATCTGGATTTATTGCAGAGATTGGTAAAAGCATTGTTGACAAAGACTGCGAGATTATTGAAGTTAAACGCTCAAATAACTTTGACGCCTATAATATTCTTGCTATAATAGACAATAAGATTGTCAGCTGGTTTAGCAAGCATGAGTTGAAAGTTGGTAATTGCATTGTGCAAAAAGCCAAAGTAAAACAACATGGTGAAAATTGGCTTACAAAGAATTCTGAGACACGACTTAACTATGTAAAGGCGGCGCAATGAAACAAGAACTAGACGAACTGCTGTGCAAGAAGTACCCAAAGATGATGGTTAACCGAGACAAGTCCATGATGGAAACTTGTATGTGTTGGGGATTTGAGGTCGGTGATGGCTGGTTTCCAATCTTAGATCAGCTTATGGGTAATATCCAACATCACATTGATTGGCGGAATAAAAAGAGTGAAGTTGTACCACAAGTCACACTAGACCAAGTTAAAGAGAAGTTTGGCACACTGCGTTTTTATTACACAGGTGGAGATGATGAGATTAGTGGCATGGTACGTATGGCAGAAAGCATGAGTGGTGTTATGTGTGAAGAATGCAGTGCTCCTGCCGAAACACATGGTCCTGGATGGATCCGTACTATTTGTAAACCTTGTGAAGAAGCACGTGAAGTTAAACGTGCAGAAAGTTTAAAAGAATATGAAAATAAAATTAGTTAGTGACCTACATTTAGAGTTTTCTGACATCAACATTAAAAACGATGAAGGTGCAGATGTGCTTATCCTCGGTGGCGACATTATGATTGCCCAAGATCTGCACGACCATCATGCCGCAGACTTCAACCCCTACAGCAATGGTGCTTTAGCAGACCTTAGTCGTAAGATGCAGAGAGTTTCTCGTTTCCGTGATTTCTTCAAGCGTTGTAGTTTCCAGTTTCCGCATGTTATCTACATCATGGGTAATCACGAATTCTACAATGGCAAGTTCTACGCTGGTATTGATTATATGCGTGAAGAGTGCGCCAAGTACTCTAACGTCTACATGTTAGAACAAGACATGAAGATTATTGACGATGTTGTGTTTGTAGGCGGAACACTTTGGACTGACATGAACCGGCGTGATCCGCTTACGATGCATGCCATTGAAGGTATGATGAACGACTTCCGTATCATTAAAAACGACAAGAGAAACTATGCCTCTATGAGTTCGTTGGATGTTGCTATTAGGCATGATAAGACACTGGGCTATATTAAACATATTGTTCAAGAGCACAAGGACAAGCGGTGTGTAGTAGTTGGGCACCATAGTCCTAGTTTTCAAAGCTGTCATCCAACGTATGCTCATGAAACACTAATGAACGGTGGATACCATAGTGACTTGAGTGAGTTCATTATGGATCATCCGCAGATTGTGTTGTGGACACACGGACACACTCATCATCCTTTTGATTATGTCATTGGTGAGACTCGAGTCGTATGTAATCCACGTGGTTATGAAAACGATGGCTACAGTGAGCAAACTGGATGGAACCCTAACTTAGTATTGGAAATATAATGTACTTAAAAATTACAAACCTAAAAAAAGCTACAGACGCATTAGTTGGTATGATTGTTCCGGAGCAATGCTACGGCAACATTGGCAAACTTGTGGAAGATGAGATGGAAAAACTTGGTTATGACATTAATCGAGGTAAAGGAACTGACTTATTAGCAATTGGTGTTGAGATTAAAACTAGGGGATTAGAAGCAACTTCAGCACAAACAATTAGCTCTATGACAGTTTCTGACATTATTGCAACGGCATACAAGGATTCAATTATCTTTAAAAAATTCCAACAACAATTTAGAGTCCATCATATTAAAAAACTAGATGGCTCTACTGTTATTGTTAGTGCAAAAATGTACAACTTTGCATTTCCAAAAATTCAAGATGTAGCTGAGGCAGCATATGAAGCGGCCAGATCGGTTATGATTGATCAAATAAAAAACTGTGATGGCCAGTGTGACGATTACGTCCGAGGAATATTATCTAATGGCTTGCCGGCTTGCGGCTACTGGGAAAGAAAAGAGAACACTAATAGTTTTGATTTTAGATTTCCCACAGTAGTAATGGAACAATTTGAAGAGATTGCAATTAACTCATCAAACAGATTATTTGATTTTGCTGAATAAGGAATAAAAATGAGTATTATTGAACTAACAAAAACAACAGCACAAAATATATACGAGATGTTAATGCAATTAGCTAATCATATAGAAAAACTTGAAGCTGAGAATGCAGACCTTAAAAAGAAACTGGGTGCGCATGATGACGACCTTAAGTGAAACAGACTTAATCAAATTTAAGAAATGGCTTAAGAGTCATTTGCGTATGGGACCGGTTACTGTTACTTTTACTAAAAAAGATGGTACCGAACGTGTGATGAAGTGTACTACTGACGCTACATTGATTATGTTTAAAGATCCAACTATTTTAGAAAGCAAAGGATCAACACGTAAAGTTAATGAAGATATCATACCAGTGTACGATCTTGAAAGTTCTGCGTGGAAGAGTTTCCGATGGGACAGTATTAAACAAGTGAGCTTTACACTATGAGACAATACATTGAAGATACCTGTGAGATCATCTGCGATACTAATGGTCGAAAGATTGTAGCAGATGTCCTAGATTTCAAAGATCGTCAATATCTTAAAGTAAGTGTTGACAAGAGTGTTAAGGTTCAGTTACAATGGAACGGTAAGTTTTACGAAGGTAGTGTTGCTGGTCTAACATTTAGTACAGACGGCCCAACTGTTAAAAATTATAAGCAAGGTAGATAATATGAAAATTGGATTAAGCTATAGTCGTTGCATACTTGACATTGTTGAAGGACGGGTGGATATGGATGATGTATTGGTTTTAATTACTCGTACAGACTTTGATCCACGAGATGACAAACAGTGGTCCGGTATTTGGTCCGGATATTGCTTAGGTGGTATGAGTAATCCAGAATGGGGTCATTATGACTTCCATAGTAAGGACGATGAAAACAAGTTCCGTAGTGTGAGCATAATGCTCTATACTGATGGCAAGATGCATCAGCCGCGCCAATTTGGCACCCATCCTAGACGTCGGCCGGAATTCTGGTTAGAAACAGTTCTTCCAACTGAAGAATTAGAAAAGAACCCTGCGGCAAAACTTGCTTGGGAAAAGTTTCAAACAGTTGCCAGTTTAACCAATGTAAATTTAGATAAGGATTATCAATAATGCCACGCTTAATACCCACAGTCATTGAGTCAGAACCACGTGGTGAACGTGCCTATGACATCTACAGCCGGTTACTCAAAGATCGCATTGTCATGCTAGACAGCGAAGTCGACGAGCATAGTTCGAGTATTTTAGTGGCACAACTATTATTTTTGGAGAGTCAAGGCAATGAGGATATTACGTTCTTTATTAACAGTCCAGGTGGAAGTGTTACTGCTGGTCTTGCTATTTACGATACAATGCAGTTTATTAAACCTGATGTAGCAACCTATGTTATGGGTCAGGCTGCTAGCATGGGATCGTTCCTAGCACAAGCGGGTGCGGCCGGCAAGCGTTTTGTGCTTCCAGAAAGTCGTACAATGATTCATCGTGTAAGTTCAGGTACACGTGGCACCAGCGGATCAGTACACGTACAAGAACTACAGTTTGAAGATGCTAAACGTAGCTTTGAAGAAAGCCAACGACTGAACAAACGCCTAACAGAACTGTATGTACGCCATAATACTGCGGGCAAAACTTATGATGAACTTTTTAGCAATATGAAGTTTGACACTTTCCTAAGCGCAGACGAAGCTGTAGCCTACGGACTAGCTGATAAAGTGATCTCAAAACGTCCGTAATGAAAACTATATACTATGCACATGCAAGTCAACCAGACTTATATTATAAAGATTTTATGACCTTTCAGGCTCCGGATTCTTTATATAAAGACGTGTTAAATGATAAGGATGAAAAAAATAACTGGAACAATTTTATGGATTGTCCAGCATTTTTAAAATCTATACATAATACTTTTATTATAAGATTGCCGTGGACTACTGAACGTATAATTGATTTTAATTCTGGTAAATTCTTAAATTCTAAGAATGAGCTAGACGCAATTTCTGAGTATTTCCTGCCAAAAGATTCATCACGAAATAATAAATTAATGATGAATGTATATCATCATATGCTATATTTTTGCGAGGACAGTATGGAAGTCACGGCAATGCCTGCATACTTGCATTCTACAGATTTACAAACAAAATGCATCTATATACCCGGAACTTTTGATATCTCAAACTGGTTAAGACCAGTTGATGGAGCAATGGAACTCCGCCAAGGTGTAAACTCTTTAAAAATAAACACCAATGATCCAATGTATTATATTAAATTTAATACAACTGAACCTATCAAATTTGTAAGATTCAATGTGACTGCTGAATTATGGGGATTAGTTAACGGATGTGTACAGCATAAACTCCACCAACCCAGAAAAGGATTGGCATATCTTTATAAAATATTTCAGCATACTGGAATGAAATCACTAGTGCTTAAACATATAAAAGCAAATATAATCAAGTAATTCTACTATAAAGTGCGTAGTTAATAGGTATAGACGCTACACTTAAATATGTATAATAGGAGAGTGCTGTGTCAAGAAAACCATTTAACTGGTCGTTGTTAGACAGAGAAAACCTGTACACTATGATGTACGAGTTAAAGCCTTATGTAGTGGGAAAGCGCCTTGCCATTAAAACCCTACAAAAACTATTAAGTAATCACCTTAAATTTCATCTTCCTATTAGGGTTAGACTAAAGCGTGATCCTACACACGATAAAGGCATCGTTTATATAGGTGGAGCATACTATGCTCACTATGATCAAGAAGAACGTAGTCAAATTGAAATAAATTTTAGTTATAGGTCTACTAGTGCTGAAATTAAACTTTCAGATAATCGGTGGAATAGGATGTGCAGACTGTTTGCAGACACTATCCTACACGAAATAGTACATCTAAGACAATATCGCACTAGGCAGTTTAAAGATATTCCCGGATATGAAAGTACAGCCTACTATGCCAGAGATCGTAAAGAGCAAGAGTATTACGGTCATAAAGATGAAATGGGCGCATTTGCATTTAATATTGCCTGTGAGTTAAATGATAAGTTTGGCAGCGATTTCGATGCAGCCAAACAATATTTGGATAGTAATCTAGCCAAACGTGCCAAAAAGTCCTGCTGGCACAAGTACATGAACACATTTGATTGGAATCACAATCATACAGTTATCCGATCTATGAAGAAGAAAATCATCCGAAACTTGCCATATACCCAACTAGGTAAGCCATTTAAAACTCCAGACCACTTGACTTACTAACGGTTAGACTGTATAATATACATATTAAACAGTAGAAAGGTCTATTCATGTTCGATCCTTGCCAGAATGTAATTTCCACCCTTGAAGATCATAACAGTCGTTTGAACAAAGAAGCTATTATTCTTGTCCAAGCAGAACAGGGCAACGATGAATTCTTTCACGGTTGCCGGCTTGCATTAGACCCTATGATCACATTTGGTATTAAACAAGTAAAGGAAAAGAATGATAAAGACGGTCCTGGCCTATCTTGGGATATGTTTACTCTCGCTCTTACTGGTTTTACTAATCGTACAGTTACCGGCAACGCCGCCAGAGATGTACTTGATCAGATGATGGCATCTGCCACTAAGGCACAATGGAATGGTTGGTACCGACGAATTATTATTAAAGACCTACGTGCCGGATTTAGTGAAAAAACAATTAACAAAGTAGTAGAGAAGAAATATGCTGACTATGCTATTCCTGTGTTTGGTTGCCAACTTGCTCATGACAGTGCCAATCACGAGACAAAGGTGTCTGGGAAGAAACTTATCGAAGTTAAACTTGACGGAGTACGAGTTATTACTATCGTCAGGGCCGACGGTCGTGTTGATATGTTTAGTCGTAACGGTAAAGAGCTTGCTAACTTTCCTCACATAGCAGAACAAATCAGTCGAGTAGTTAAGGCAAAGAGTACAAGCAAAGATATGGATTTGGTACTCGATGGTGAAATTATGTCTAGCAGTTTCCAAGACTTGATGAGGCAAGTACACCGCAAGGACAATGTAGAAGCAGGCGATGCAGTACTCAACTTGTTTGATGTGTTACCATTGGAAGACTTTGAAAAGGGTATCTATAATAAAACTCAACGTGTCCGTAGCACAATGGTTAGTTTTTGGGTCAATCAGAATAAAGATATGTTACCGAATGTAACTGCACTTACAAACGAAGAAGTTGACCTAGATACTGTAGAAGGTCAAACTCGTTACAAAGAAATCAATGCCAAAGCAGTTGCTGGCGGATACGAAGGAATCATGATTAAGGATCCAGAAGCACCTTATGAATGTAAACGTAGTGTAGCTTGGCTGAAGTTGAAGCCGTTCATTGAAGTATCATTGGAGGTAACTAATGTTGAAGAAGGCACTGGTAAGAATGTGGGAAGACTTGGAGCATTCGTGTGCTCCGGTATGGACGATAGGAAGCTCATTACCGTCAATGTTGGTAGTGGCTTTAGCGATGATAATCGAATTGAGTTTTGGAATAGCCGCAGTAGTGTTATTGGTAACATTGTTGAAGTAAGAGCAGATGCTGTTACACAGAATCAAGATGGTACATATAGTTTGCGCTTTCCTCGATTTAAAGGATTCCGTGGATTTGTGCCAGGAGAAAAAATATGAGCAATACCATTAAAATAAAAAGATTGTTTGCTCTAGTTATTAGTCTTTTATGTATTACATTACACGCTCAGGAACGTGCAGTTGTAGATAACAACAGTGTAGATCTGTATATTACTAAAGAAGCAGCCTCTACTATTTTATACATTCCTGGATGTAGCGGTCTTGATAATTTTGGAAAAAAATATCAAGAGTTTCATCGGTCTAAATTTAAAGAAATATGGCCCGAAGCTAATATTGTAATCTCACAATATGTTAACGATTATACACAGGGATCAGTAGATGGCAGGTGTGACTGGAAAGGCTCCGATCCCAGACTACAGGGCAAACAATCATTTGATCAAGCAGTGCATACTATTAAGATTGCTACTTGGATTAAACAACAATCTTGGTCAAACGGAGTTGTTCATTTATTTGGATTTAGTTGGGGAGGCCGGGTAGGATTATGGCTTCCAGGAGATATTCGAGGCAACGCCGAAGTTTTTAAATCAGTAGCATTAATTTGGCCCGATTGTCGGCCAACTGATAAATTAACTGCTGGAGTATTACATACCCCAACACGTATCTGGGCAACTGAAGAAGATCCGTTAAGTATTCCAACAAATTGTCCAACCTTCTATACTGGCGATAAAAGTAAATTAACTTTAAAATTGTTCCCTGGTAATAATCATAGTTGGTTTGACGGTCCATTTTTTCAGCCTTTTAATAGATATTGGCCAGTACAA